CATCCTCGGCAAGCACGACGACCTGCTGATGACGCGCGCCATCGGCCTGCACGTCTGCTACTACCAGATGGACGAGCCGCGCCCGGTGCGCCGCCATCGGCCCGGCGACCATATCGTCAAGCCGAGGAAGGTCATATCCGCAGCAACTGTAACTTAATCCTTATACATCATGAACGTATTCAAACAATTCTACGCCTACCTGCACCTGCGATACGCGGTGCGGATGGCAGACGACGCTTTCAAGAAGTTTCGTCACCGCTACTACGTGATCCCCGGCGATAACGGCGAACTGACCGTCACCGACCGTAGGAACTTCCGCGGGCTGAACCGCAAGCATTGGATTCGGGCAAAGTACGATCCCAAGACCAAGGACGTCAAGGCCAACGCCTTCTACTACACGCCCTATGCCGACGGATCGGACACGATGCCCGCGAGCCAGCGCAAGCTCAAGCTGCTGGAATACTTTGATTGGTGGGAGAAGTCCCGCAACACCGCCAAGGCCAAAGAGAGAGACCGTAAGGCCAAGGAGCGTGAGCGCAAGGCCAACATCAAGAAGAACCGTCGCGATGCAAGAAGAAAATAAGCACCCCTACGGGAACATCGAGGGCATCCTCACGTTGAAGGACGATCCGCTCGTGAAAAGCTACCGCGCCGGCACCTTGCCGCTCGTGGACAAGGACAAGCCGAAGAAGACAAAGAAGAAAGGGAGCCGTTGAGCTCCCTTTCTTTCTATGATGCGGCCTGCATATGTTGCCTTGTCAGCATATTGTAGGCTTTGTTCACGTTCTCCATATTCGCGGAGCCCTGCACCTGCTGCAGGAGCGCTGGATCGAAGCCTTGAGGCGTCTCGCCGTTGCGCGCCTGCTCCTCCTGGCTCTGGATGCTCTGCAGGAGATCGTCGGCCCACGGGAAGTCGCAGTGCTGGAGGAAGAGCTTGGTGTCGATGGCGCCCTTGCCCCACATCTCCCACAGCGCGTCGTTGGCCGCCTGCCGGTACGCCGCGGTCGCCGTGCTCTCCACGATGGAGAGGTCGAACTCGACGTTCCGGATCTTCGCGGGATCATAGACCACCTGCGCGTCGGCCCGGCCGGAGATGTTGAACACCCGCTTGCTGTCGTAGAACTGCTGGATGTTCTTGACGGTCTTGTAGGCCACGTCCACGATGAACGAGGAGAAGGTGTCGAGGATGTCCAGCAGGGACGTCGTGGCGTTCTGCGTCTGCTGCTCGTAGAGCTTGCCGCTGACCGTGGAATAGCCGGGCTTGCCCTGCAGCGCGCCGTTCACACCGGAGATGTCCTCGAAGAACTTGAGCTGGAGATTCAGCAGCTCGGTGATGCCGATGTTCGTGGAGTTGTTTGCGATCTGCTGCGGCATCACGGAGTTGTCCTTGCGCTTGCGCACGACGATGACGCCGTTGAAGCGGCTCCACTCGTCCGCGATGTCGTTGATGTCGTAGCCCTCCGGGATGGCGTCCTCCGGGAAGAGGAGCACGCCCTTGGCGCTGGCCTTGAGGATCCAATTGTACATCGTGATGAGCTGGTTCGTGTAGCGCTGCTGGTCGATGACGTCGGAGACGAAGCTGTGCACCTCGCTGTCGATGTACGGGTAGAAGCGGAACACGTACGGATGGCTCTTGTGCCAATAGGGCGTCTCGCCCTCGTCGAGGATGTCACCGAACGGGGAGAGGAAGTAGTAGTGCCAATACTCGTCCTCGAACCACTCGGCCCGGATCAGCGGAATCTCCTCGTCGGGGATGCCGTCCGCACGGCCCTTCGCCAGGCGCTGCTCGTTCACGCGCTGCACCAGCTCCACGTAGTCATTGATGTCGCACTTGTACCAATTGCCCTCCAGCGGATCCCAATAGCGGTAGCGCGGCTTGAGCTCCTTGCGCCATATCTCCACGACACGACAAAGCGTCGGATCGCTGGGCACGAGGAAGTCGATGTTCTCCAGGCGGGAGTAGCCGAACTGCTCGCCGTAGGCCGTGAGGATGTTGCGGTTCTTCGCGTAGGAGTAGATCTCCGAGAGGCGCGCCTGGTCAGCCGGCGACTTGGCGAACTTCTGGCAGACCTTGAGGAAGGACACATCGTGCACCTCGCCGAGGAAGCTGACGTCCCATCCGCGGAAGTCCTTCATGTGGTTGTCGATGAAGAAATTGTTCGGCTGCACGTAGTCCGTCCAGCACTCCATCTTGTCCTGCCGCCAGCCGCTCCAGCACTTGTAGATGATGCCGCCGCCGATGAGGAACTCCTCAAAGGAACGGGCGTTCACCTCGGACGCCTTGTTGAGCTGCATATTGTATTGGAGGACGGTGGACATGATCTCGCCGAGCTTCTTCTCGGCGATGTCGCGGGCCGTGCACGTCGGCTCCTTGGCCTGCGAGCGGTACACGCCGATGACGTTCCGCACGAGGCGCCGGATGAGGTTGTTGGTCAGCGGCACCTGGCCCTGCTCCATGATGTACTGCTCCTCGGTCATCGTCTTGCCGTTCTCGTTGATGATGAGGTCGCCCCACTGCTTGCCGTAGGTGTAGTTCTTGTTCCGCTCGCGGTCTCGGCGGAAGCGATCCATGTTGCTCCAATAGCCCTGGGCCTCCATCAGGAGGTCGAAGGCCCGACGGCCGTCGAACTTCTTGGATTCCTCCACGGTGTCGAGCCCCTCGCTGGGGACGAGCTCGCTCATTCGTTTGAAAGTAGTCCTTGCCATATCTATTCTTGTTTCTGATTATCGTTCTGCTCCTTCTGCCGGCGCAGCTCCTCCACGATACCCCGGCGGATGGAAAGCATCGCATCCTCCACGGAATCGCGATTCGTGCTGTCCACGTTCTTGAGCTGCTTCGACACCTTCTCCCAGGCACTCATCGCGCCGTGCAGCGACGCGTAGCGCTGATACTCCGGCGTATGGGTGAGATCCTCGATCATTCCAGCATACTCCTCCACGGCGAGCACGTCACCCTGCTGGCGGGCGGTGTTGAGACCGCTCTTGAGCTCGCGGATGGTCTTGCCGGTGGCCTTGTATTCGTCGAGGAACTCGAGGAATTCGCGCTGCTCGTCGCTGCCGCGCGTCTTGGCGGCCTTGTCGGTCAGCTTCTTGAACCGAGTGACGTAGGACTTCTCCCGGCGCTCGCGCTGCTCGTCGCCATAGGCCCAATTCGTCACGGGCGTGTTGCGCTTCACCTTATACTTGGCGTAGCGCTTGGCAAACTCCTCGATCGTGAGGTCGAGGCCCTTGTCGGCGGTCATGTCGATCCCGTCGAGGTAGATCTGGTCGAGCTGTGACTGCGGAGCCTGCATGATGCGCATCAGCAGCAGTGCCACGTCACGGGCGTCGTCGATGTTGCCGGTCGCATCCTCGATGGCCACCACGGCATCCGTCAGCGTCTGCGGGTTCACACCGATACCGGCCTGCACGAGGATATTGACGATCTGCTGCGCGGCCGCGGGCTTGTCGTACTCCAGCAGCTTGAACACCTGCAGGAGGTCGCTCGTGAGCGGCATCAGTGACGGGTTCCATCCGGCAAGGCCCTCACCGCTGGCGAGGCGATCCAGCGCTTCGCTGGCGACGTTTCCGGCGGCGAATCCTTCGGCCCAGCCTCCGACGATGGAGTGACGGAAGGCGTCCTTTATCATCTGGAGCTTGTCATCATCGTCATCACCAGCCAGCAGGTACGGCAGGAAGGCGCCGAGGTTCCAGGCGAACTGCACGCCGAAGCCGAAGAGCGCAGCCTCTGCAGCGGCCTTCCAGCCAGCGCGGGTGTACGCCCTCTCGGCGGCTCCGCGGGCGTCCTGCTCGTCGATGCCGTCGGCGACCATCTGCTTCGTCATGAAGTCAATGGATTCCTTCTTGTACCCGGGCTTGACCATCTTGCCGAGGGTGTCCACGGCACGCACGAATCGGCGGCCGTAGCCCATCGAGGAGTTGCGGAAGACGGTCAGCGCGGTGGAGGCCCACGTGCGGTCGAGCTGCATAGCGGAGAGGAACGCGCCCTCGTTGGACTGCTGCGTCTCGTTGAAGGTGATCACGGCGTCCTGCTTGGCACGACGTGCGGCATCCTCCTTCGAGCGGCCATCCTTGATATACTGCGCGTACTTGCTCTCGTACACGGCCTTGGCTCCGACGCTGATGGTCAGCGCATCGACGAAGGCGTTCGGCGTCATACCGAGACGGGAGGCGGTCTCTACGATTCCCTGGCGCCACATCTTCCAATCCGCGTCGGTCTTCATCAGGCGGCTGTCGCCGGCCTGCTTGGTGAGCCAGCGGCTCTTGAAGACCGGAAGGTTCTCCATGCACCAATTCCAGGACTTCCACGGCGTCGCGAACGACTTCGCGAATTCCTTCGGTGCAGCGTCCGTGAGGAACGCCGGCATGGAGAGCAGCTGCTTGACGGCCGTATGCAGACGGAAGGACACTTTTGC